GCCGGACGAGGAGGGTGGGGAGGAAGAGGGCGACGACGAGGAGCTCGAGGTATGACCGCGATGCACGAAGTCCTGAACTGGGACTCGCCGGCGCTGGCCAAGACCGTCTCGCGTGGCCTCGGCACCTTCGGCGTGCCGCCGCCGATGACGCTCGAGGAGTGGGCGGCGCAGCACTTCTACCTGTCGGCAGAGTCGTCCTACGTCGAGCAGGCGTGGCGCCCGTGGCCCTTCCAGCGCGCGATCCTGGCATGCATCAGCAACGACGACATCCGCGCAATCGACTTCAAGAAGTCTGCCCGCGTTGGCTACACAAAGATGTTGCTGGCGGCCGTCGGCTACTTCGCCGAGCACAAGCGCCGCAACCAGGCACTCTGGCAGCCGACCGACGGTGACAGCGACGAGTTCGTCAAGACCGAGCTCGACCCGATGCTGCGCGACGTGAAGGTCATGCGCAAGGCAATGCCGGCGCACGTGTCCCGGCACAAGGACAACACGCTCGCGCAGAAGAAGTTCCTCGGCTGCCTGCTGCACACGCGTGGTGGCACCACCGCGCGCGCGTACCGCCGGATCTCGGTCGACGTTGCCCTGCTCGACGAGCTGGACGCTTTCGACCGCGACGTTGAGAAGGAAGGCTCGCCGGACGTGCTGGCAGCCAAGCGGGTGGAAGGGGCGACCTTCCCGAAGATCATCACCGGTTCGACGCCGAAGCTGCAGGGCTTCTCGCTTATCGATGACCGGTACCGGGCGGCCGATGTCCGCCTCAAGTACGCGATCCCATGCCCATCGTGCGGCGAGTTCCATGCGCTGTCATGGGGGAAGAAGGACGACAAGCACGGCTTCAGGTGGATCAACGGCGATCCCGAGACGGTGCTGCACATGTGTCCGCACAACGGCTGCCTGATCTCCCAGGCGCAGTACCTGGCGGTAGCCGACCAGGGCCGCTGGCAGAACGAGGACGGCAGCATCACCGTCGATGCTGCTGGCGTGTTCCGCAACGCGGCCGGCGAGGAAATCCCGACGCTCGAGCACATCGCGTTTCACGTGTGGACGGCGTACAGCCCACTGGTTACTTGGTCGCGGCTGGTCGAGGAATTCCTGGAAGCCTACGAGGCGGCCCAGGGCGGCGACATCACCAAGCTCAAGGCGTTTACGAACACGACCCTGGGTGAGGTCTGGGCGCTGGAGCAGGAGAAGAGCGACGCCGAGCAGCTGAAGGAACGTGCCGAGCCCTACAAGCTCGGCACGGTGCCGATGGGGTGTGTGCGCCTGCTGGCCGGCTGTGACACGCAGGACAACCGCATCGAGGTCACGGTGCGCGGCTACGGGCGCGGGTGCGAGACCTGGAAAGTCGATCACCGGATTTTGTATGGCAACCCGAGTGAGGACCAGGTGTGGGAGGACGTGGCCGAGTACCTCTTCGAAACCGAATTCCCGCACGCGTGCGGCAAGCAGCTGCAGATCTTCGCTTCGTCGATCGACACCGGTGGCCACCACACCCAGGCGGTCTACGCCTTCGTGCACAAGCACGCGGCCTTGGGCCGGAAGATCTTCGCTGTGAAGGGCCGCTCGGGGCGGGAGAAGCATATCAAGGATGGCGTCACGAAGGTGGACATCGACTGGCGTGGCAAGACGAAGAAGCGCGGCCTGCATCTGTGGCAGGTCGGTACCAACCTGGCCAAGGACCTGATCTACGGCCGCCTGCAGATCACGAAGCCGGGACCCGGCTACATGCACTTCTCGAAGGAGTCGACGGATGAGTATTACGCGCAAATGGCTGGCGAGGCTCGGGTTGAGCGGGCTACCGCCGGCGGAAAGGAATCGCGTTGGACGGCGCTGCGCAAGCGCGTGGAAGCGTGGGACTGCACGGTCTACGCGGTCTGGCTCGAAGTCCACCTCGAGCTGCCCAAGAAGCCGGCCAAGTGGTGGGACGCACTTGAGGCCGAAGTCCAGCCAGCGATCGGCGACCTCTTCAGCCAGCCGGCTGCAGCAACTCCAGAGCCCGTGAAGCCGGCGCCGCCAAGGCAGCAACAGAAACCGCCAGCACCGGCTACGCCACCGGCGCCGGCACAGAACAGGAGCGCGGGCAACCGATTCGCGTCCGATGATTGGTCCAGTAGGGGATTTAGTTAATGCAAAACGAACACGACATTGTCGGCGCCTTCGTCAGCCTGGTGGGCGCCACGCTCGGCCTCGGGGTCTTCACCCCCGAGAAGCAGCGAATGGTCGACACCATGCTCCGCACGCAGTGGGGTGGCCAGGAGGTCTATGTGAAGAAGCACAACGTCGACCCCGAGGCGCGAGCTCTGGAGATCAAGGCCAAGTACAACGGCCGCAACCGGAAGGAGCTAATGCTCGAGTACAACATCAGCCGATCGCAGTTCTACAGGTTCATCAAGGGCGACTAGAACTGTAGTTGCATATTTGACAGACGTGCACGCTTTCAATCATCCTACTAATGCGAAATTCTGAATGGAGGGTGAATGGCAAAGGCTAGTGCAACGTCAATTGAAGGTCAGCTGATTGCAGCACGGGCAAGACACCTAGGGGGGCAAATGGAAGGTGCATTGGCCGATGCCCTTGTCCGCCTGGAGGATTTACGAAAAGCCATCCAAGCGATCGATGAGATCAAGAGCACCGAGCTATACAGATACTTTCCTGTAGCAGCGATTGCTGTACTTGAGACACATTTTAAGGCGACTGTTCAAGCTATCGTAGACGCCGGTTCGCCGTATCTCGAGCGGGGGCTCGTCCTAACGAAAGATCGCTTCAAGTCATTTTCGGAAATCCTCCCGAGCTTACACCGCAAGACCATAACCGTAGGGGAACTAATAGCCCATCAGCTTCCATTCAACTCGGTTGCAAGTATTGAGGATCCTATTGGAGCTTTGCTGGGAGGTGACTTCAAAAAGATCCTCGCTGCGGTCTGCGATCCTTTTTGCGTCAGGCGCGAAATAGAGTGCTCCCCCATCGTTGAAGACATCAACACATTATGGCGAGACTTGGCAGAGACATTCGAAAGGCGTCACATTCTGGCTCATGAGGCTGCAACGACTTATGTCGTAACACCCGCTCAAGCGCTCACCGCCGTCGACTGTGTGACTACTCTAGCAATGGCAATCGATGCGTTGCTATGGGAAACGGTATGGAAAGAACAGCCGCTAACGCAAGTTGAAATGCGGGATGATGCTGCAAAACGTTACGGCGAATCAAGGCATCGTCTTGCTCAGTCACTTCGATTGGCCCGTCAGTACGCAAAAAAAAGGAATCGCCAACAAGAGTTCTATCGGCTCCACCGCGTATGGAAGCAATATGCTGAGCAGTGGGCGCGATGGGAAGTTGAGGACTACGGTATGGGGTCGATGCGTCGCCTCGTGGGATACACTGCCAGGGAGCGGGTGTACTCAGCCAGAGAACGTGACATCGAAGACTGGCTTTCCTCGTTCGAACCAATGTCATATCTGTAGTCTCATTTCTCCCTAGAAATGGGACTGCCTCAGCGGTAGTGTTGGGCGCTCAGATTAAGGAGCGTCCAATGACCACATCAGCACAAATGCTTGCCAAGTACCTCGAGGCCGAGCAGGCCGTCCTGGCCGGCAAGACCATCACCTTCCAGGGCCGCTCGATGGGCATGGAAAATCTCCAGGAGATCCGCGCAGGCCGCCGCGAGTGGGAGGCGCGCGTCGCCCAAGAGAACCGCGGTGCCAGCCGCAGCCCGTCGATCGGCGGCATGTCGTACTCCGTGGCCAGGTTCGGGGATTGATGATGAAAGCCGACCCGAAGGTGCACCTCAACTTCATCGACCAGGCGATCGCGTTCTTCTTCCCCGGTGCCGGCGTGCGCCGCCTGGCCGCGCGGAACGTGCTGAGCCACTACGAGGCGGCCAAGCCCTCCCGTCTGCGTAAGGGCCGCAAGGCCAATGGTTCCCCGAACGCTGGCCCGCAGATGGGCGCTGTCGGCCTGCGTGGCTTGGCCCGCAACCTCGAGGCCAACCACGACATCGCGCGCGGTGCGCTGCGTACCCTGGTGAACAACGTGGTAGGCGCAAGCGGCATCGGGATCGAGCCGCAGCCGCGTCGCCGTGATGGCTCCATCCACGTCGAGTACGCGGCCGCGCTGCGCACGGCTTACCGTGACTGGGCCCAGACGCCAGAGGTGACGCAGCGGCACCACTGGAGCAAGGTGCAGCGCCTGGTGGCGAAGACCTGGCTGCGTGACGGCGAGTGCTTCGCGCAGCGGCTGATCGGCGCCGTGCCACTGCTGGACCACGGCACCAAAGTTCCATATTCGCTAGAGCTGATCGAGCCCGACCTGATTCCTTTCGATCACCACGATGCCGCGCGCGGGATCCAGCAGGGGATCGAGCGCAACACCTGGGGCAAGCCGACCGGCTACTGGGCCTACAAGGAATTCCCAGGCGGAGATACGTGGACGAAGCGCAGCTACGAGCTCAAGCGGATTGAGGCAGGTCGCATGCACCATATCGCTTCGCTCGACCGCATCGGTCAGCTGCGCGGCGTTTCCGAATTCGCCAGCGTCATCACACGCCTCGAGGACATCAAGGACTACGAAGAATCCGAGCGCATCGCCGCGAAGGTCGCGGCCTCCCTGACCGCGTACGTCAAGAAGGGATCGCCCGATAACTTCGGTGCGGACCCGGACGCGCCGGCTGACCAGCCGCGAGAGCTGAACCTGTCACCCGGCATGATCATCGACAGCCTGGCGGTGGGCGAGGAAATCGGCATGATCGACTCCAACCGTCCAAACCCCAATCTGGTCACGTTTCGCCAGGGTCAGCTGCGTGCGGTAGCGGCCGGCCTGGGCGGCAGCTACTCAAGCATCTCGCGCGACTACAGCGGCACGTATTCGTCCCAGCGGCAGGAGCTGGTGGAGCAGTGGATCCACTACGCGGTGCTGTGCGACGAGTTCGTTGGGCAGTTCGTGCAGCCGACCTGGAACGACTTCGTCCTGGCCGCGCGCCTTTCCGGCGTCGTACCCATGCCGGCGGACGTGGATCCGGACACGGCCGACGACGCGCTTTTTGTCGGCCAGTCCATGCCCTGGATCGATCCGCTCAAGGAAGCCATGGCATGGCAAGCGCTCGTCGAGGCCGGCTTCGCCAGCGAGGTCGAGGTCATGCGCAAACGCGGCGTCAACCCGCGCGACGTGCTCGAGCAGATCACGGCCCACCGCAAGGAATGCGCGGAGAAGGGGCTGGTGTTCAAGTCCAACTTTGCCAACCAGAACAAGGGGGCGCCGCCAGCTCCGCCACCGGAAGACACGAAGGACGAGTAGTCGACCGGAGTGTCAACACGAGCCGCCCCTGGGCGGCTTTTTCTTTGGGCGGCCGATGCAAAAACTGTCTCATTTCTCCCTAGAAATGGGACTGCCGGACAAACACACTACAGGCTTCAACACGACCATCAACTGACGAAGGAACTGACGATGGCAACACCGACAGACGACAAGAGCAACACGCCGCAGTGGTACACCATCCGTGCCAAAGCGGGAGCCCGCGTGAGCGCGTCCGGCGCCGCGCTGGCAGCAGCGGCCGAGATCCTGATCTACGGCGACATCGGCGAAAGCTGGTACGGCGACACGATCGCCGCCAGCAACTTTGTGCGCGACGTGGCCGCGCTGGACGTGGAAGAGCTGACGGTTCGTATCAACAGCTACGGCGGCTCGGTCACCGACGGCATCGCCATCCACAACGCGCTCAAGCGTCACAAGGCGCACGTCACCACCGTCGTCGACGGCATCGCCGCGTCGATCTCCAGCCTCATCGCCATGGCCGGCGACACGGTCGAGATGGCTGAGAACGCGCAGCTGATGATCCATGCGCCGTGGGGCTGGAACTCGGGCAACAGCACGGCCATGCGCGAGTACGCGGACATGCTCGACAGCTGGGCTGATGCGATGTCGACCACCTATGCGTCGAAGACCGGCACCGACAAGGCCGAGATGCTGGCCCTGCTCACGGACGGGAAAGACCACTGGTACACCGCCGAGCAGGCGCTCGAAGCCAAGTTCGTCGACGCGGTCATCACTGGCCTGCCGATCGCGGCCATGGCCCACATGAAAGATTCAATCAAGGCGCGGTATGCATCGCTTCCGCAGCCGACTCCCCCGGCGGCAGCTGCCGCGCCTCAACCACAATCGAAAGAAAGCAATCCGATGACCGAAGAAGAGAAGAAGGCAGCCGCCCAGGCTGCAGCGAAAGCCGCCCTGGACGCTGACAAGACCCGCCGCGCTGGCATTGCCACGGCATTCGCCGCGTTCACCAAGCACGAAGGTGTGGCCGCCTTGCAGACCGCCTGCGCAGACGACCACGAGTGTACCGTCGAGCAGGCAAACACCAAGCTGCTGGCCCATCTGGGCAAGGGCTCCACCCCGGTGGCCGGCAGCTACATCGTCACCTTGGAAGACGAGCGTGACAAGTTCCGTGCCGGCGCCCAGGCCTCGATCCTGGCGCGCGGCAACCTGGCGAAGGACGATGGTGCCAACAACTACCGCGGCTTCTCACTGATGGACCTGGCGCGCGAGTGCCTGGCGCACGCTGGCGTGAACGCACGTGGTATGGGCAAGATGGATGTGGTCGCTGCCGCCTTCACCCACACCAGCTCGGACTTCCCGCTGCTGCTGGCTAACGTCGCCAATAAGGCGATGCTGAAAGGTTACGAGGAAGCGGACGAAACCTTCCAGCTGTGGACCTCGACCGGCACCCTGGGCGACTTCAAGCCGGGCAAGCGCCTGGACCTGAATACCTTCCCATCGCTCGACAAGGTCGCCGACGGCGGTGAGTACAAGTACGCCACCGTGGGCGAGCGCGGCGAGACGGTGCAGCTGGCCACCTACGGCAAGATGTTCTCGATGACCCGCCAGACCATCATCAACGATGACCTGGACGCTTTCACCAAGATCCCGCGTCGCATGGGCCGCGCGGCGATCCGTACCATCGGTGACCTGGTGTACGCAATCCTGACCGGCAACCCGCTGATGGCAGATGGCGTCGCCCTGTTCGACAACGGCCACAAAAACCTGCTGGCCGGCAGCGGCATCAACACCGCAGCCATCGACGCCATGCGCGTGGCCATGGCTAAGCAGACCGACGGCAATGCGACGCTGAACATCCGCCTGGCCAAGTTGCTGGTCCCGGTCGCTCTGGAAGGCACCGCCAAGGTCGTGCGCGACAGCGAGTTCGAGGTCGGCTCCGCTGCGAAGAACAACACTGTTCCGAACTCGGTCCGCGGCACCTTCGAAGTGATCAGCGACGCTCGCCTCGACGCAGCCTCGGCGGACGACTGGTACGGTGCCGCCGACCAGAACGCCCACGACACCGTCGAGGTGCAGTACCTGGACGGCAACCAGACGCCTACGCTCGAGCAGCAGGACGGCTGGACCCGCGACGGCGTCGAATTCAAGGTGCGCATGGACGCCGGCGTCAAGGCGCTCGACTTCCGCACCCTGGCCAAGAACCCAGGCACCGCTTAATCCCAACCATCCAACCACGGCGCCGCGCGAGCGGCGCTCCCTGAATCGAAAAGGAGCCAGTAATGGCAAAGAATTACGTGAGCGAAGGCGACGTGCTCAACTTCACCAACGCCGGGGCTGCCATTGCTTCCGGCGCCGTCGTGGCGATGGGCAAGCGCATCGGTATCGCCCTGACCGACATCCCGACCGGCAGCACCGGCTCTGTGTCCGTGACGGGTGTCTGGAGCGTTCCGCGTCTGACGACCGACGACACGGCCGTGGGCGAGGTGCTGTATTGGGATCCGGCCAACAACCGCGTCACCGAAACTGCCGGCGCGCTCAATGTGGCCGGCTATGCTGCGGCGCCGGCAGGACCTGGTGCTGCCACCGTCCAAATCAAGATCAACGCCTGATGTTCGCTGACCTTGAGGCTCGGGGCAACCGGCTGGTGATGCAGCGCCTGGCGAATGCCATCGCGCGCATTCCCGGCGTCGAGGGCGACATCCCCGTCATCTTCGACGCCGAGTACAAGGCAGGCATGGTCGGCCTCGGCATGGGGGCTTCGGCGCCGCAGATGGTGATCGCCAGCGACCGGGTGCCGGACGATTTCAACGAGATGCGCATCACCGTCAACGGCGCCGCTTGGAGGGTTGCGGACTGCCAGCCCGACGGCGATCAGGCGGGTCTCAGCGTGGCCCTGCTGGAGAAGGCATGACCACGCAGCACCTGATCATCGTCCAGGCGATCGCGCAGCGCCTGCAGGAGGACCCGGCCCTTGCGGCCGCCAAGTTCTACGTCAACCGCCGGCGTGCGATCCCAGCCGACAAAGCCCGCGCAGTCGTGGTCCGCCTCGGCCGGTCGCTGTCGCAGGAGAACAAGCAGCTGGGCGGTCGCACGTCCTGGCACACGCTGATCGAGATCGAGTGCTACGGCCGCGACGGCGCCGACGACGTTCCCGGCACTGCCGCGGACCAGATGCTCGAGTCGGTCTTCGACAACCTCGACGCCGGCACCGGCCTCGGCTACGGCGTAATGGACATCGAGCCCGTCGCCGGCGACACGCTGGCATGGGACTTTGATGAGCTGGACAACAGCATGGCGTGCGTGAGCGCGCGCTTCGTAGTGAAACACCAAACAAACGGGAGAACCCTGAAGTTATGAACGACGAGATCGACGGCGCCGACGAAGCGCTGCAGACCACCGGCAAAGGCCAATTGCAGACGTCTGCACGGGCCTCGCCCGAAGTGGTGCACCAAGAGCCTGCCCTGGGCGGCAGCTATATCCGCAACCCCGATACCGGCGACCTGGTCAAGCAGGAGCCGGACGAAGAACAACCCGAGCAGGAGTAAGGCATGCCGGCAATTACCGAACGTCTCATTCGCAAGACTGTGATCCTGGCCAAGCTGGAAGCGATCTATGGCCAAGACGCAACACCGACCGGCGCCGCCAACGCGCTGGTCGTTAGCAACGTCTCGATCAATCCGCTGAATGCCGAGTACATCAAGCGCGACATCATCCGCGACTACCTCGGCGCCTCCGAGGAGCTGCCAGGCGCGAGCTACGTCGAGTGCGGCTTCGACATCGAGCTCGTCGGCGCCGGAGCTGTCGCTACGGCGCCGGCCTGGGGCCCGCTGATGCGCTCCATCGGCTTTGCGGAAACGATCACCGCCGGCCAGCGCGTCGACTACACCCCGATCTCGGGCGCGTTCGAATCCTCGACGATCTACTACTTCGATGACGGCGTCCTGCACAAGCTGCTTGGCGTGCGCGGCACTGCCACGCTGGATCTGACCGTCGGCCAAAAGCCGATCATCAGCTTCAAGATGATGGGCGTCGACGGTGGCCTCGCCGAGCTGGCGAACCCGACCACCACGCTTACTGCCTGGCGCGTGCCGCAGATCGTCACGGACGATAACTCGGGCGACATCACCATCGGCGCGACCCATGCGGTAGCGGCGGCGCCGGCATTTGTTGGCGGCCAGGCCTATCCGAGCCAGGGCTTGACGGTCGACCTCGGCATCACTGCAACCTTCCAGAAGCTCCTGGGCGGCAAGTCGATCGCCATCACTGATCGCGAAGTCACCGCTGCAGTGAAGCTGAAGCTGACCGCAGCGCAGGAAGTCGCGTTCATGGCCGACGTCAAGAGCGCCGCGAAGAAGAGCATCGGCCTGATCCACGGCACCGTCGCCCACGACAAGGTCGGCGTCTTCCTGCCGGCAGCGCAGTTCAAGGAGCCGACCAAGGAAGAGCTCAACGGCGAGCGCCTCAACGGCTACAAGCTGCGTGCGCTGCCGGTCGCCGGCAACGACGAATTCCGCATCTTCACCAGCTTCGCTTAATAACCAGGGCCTGCGGGCCCGCATTTCGAGAGACAACATGAACAAGCGTTTTATCCCCGTCATCAGCGCGACTGTGCTCGTGACCGTCAAGGGTTCCACCAAGGACGCCGCCGGCCAGCCTGTGCCGTTCAAGTTCACCCTGACCTGCAACCGCCTGCCGGCGAGCAACCTGAAGGACCGCATCAACAGCGGCGAGTTCGACATGAAGGAAGTCATGAAGGAAGTGACGACCGACTGGAAGGGCCAGCGCCTGATCATCGACCAGGAAAACAACCAGCCGGCGGAGTTCTGCCCTGAAGCCTTCGATGCGCTGCTGGACATCAGCGGCATGGCCCTGGTGTGCTTCAACGCCTTCGCCAAGGAATCGAGCGCGAACGAAAAAAACTAGCGCAGGTCGCGCGCTGTGCGGCGCTTGGTCAGCTGGCCAGCCCCGAGCAGCTTGAGGAGGACCAGGCAGTGGTCGACGAGGCTGCTGCTGCATTCGGCCTGATGCCGGTCTTCCAGCAGGAGCAGGTAGAGCCGATCTACCTGTGGCCCGAAAACGTGAAGGCCTGGAATTTCTTCCAGGCTGTATCGACCCAGTGGCATGTCGGCCCAGGCGGCGCCGTCGGCCTGAACTACGCCGGCGTGGACGTGGTTCGCGATGCGCAGGGTATACGGCGCAAGGAATGGCCCAGGCTGTTTTCGGAAGTTCAGGCGATGGAGCGCGCGACCTTGGCAGCGTGGAGAGAAAAGAAGAAATGAGCGAATCCCGAGTAATTATTACAGCCGACGCCAACCGCGCGGTCACGGAATTCCAGCGATTCCGCACCCAGGCAGTCGGCGCCCTCGACCAGGTGTCCAAGGCTGGCGGGATCATTGGCGGCGTCCTCGGCGGCATCGGTGCGACGCTGTCGATCGCCGCATTCACCGGCTGGATCAAGACTGCGATCGACGCCACCGACGCGGCAAGCGATCTGTCCCAAAAGACCGGCATTGCCATCGAGGACCTGGCCGGCCTCGAGCTGGCCTTCCAGAAAGGGGGCATGGAAGCAGGTGCCCTTGAGGGCAGCATGTCGAAGCTGTCCAAGCAGATCGTCGACGGGAATGACGCGTTCGACAAGCTGGGCGTCAAGACCAAGGACGCGACCGGCCAGCTGAAGACCAACAAGGACATGCTCTACGAGCTGGCCGACAAGTTCGCCAACATGGAGGACGGCGTCCAGAAGACCGCGCTCGCGCAGGAGATTTTCGGCAAATCGGGCGCCGCAATGATACCTATGCTGAACGAAGGTGCCGAAGGCCTGCGCGGGATGGACGAAATGGCGCGCAAGCTCGGCCTGACGCTGAGCCAGGAGGCTGTCGACAAGGCGGGCGACTTCAACGATACGCTCGACCTGCTGGTCCTCGGCAGCCAGGGCGTTGCCCGAGGGATCGCCGCCGAGCTGCTGCCGACGCTGAGCAACCTCACCGGCCAGTTCCTGACCACCATGACGAGCGGCGACCGGCTCAAGAACACGGCGAGCTTCCTGGCCACCGGGCTGAAAATCCTGTACACCGTCGCTGTCGGCGTCGTCGAGGTTTTCTCGACCATCGGCAAGACGGTCGGCGCAGCCGGCGCTCAGATCGTCTCGCTCCTGCAGGGCAACTTCAGCCAGGCGGCCGAGATCGGTCGGCAGTGGCAGGCCGACGTGGGCGATAGCTGGAAGGCGACCCTGGCTTCCATCGAGGCGGCCTGGTCGTCTACGGCCGACGGGTCTGTAGTGGCAATGACGAATTACACTCGGCACGCGACCGTCGTCGGGAAAAGTGCGGCCGAGCTCGCCGACGAAGCCAACAAGGCAACCAAGGCGCGCGAGGAAGAGGCGAAGGTGCTGGCCGAGGTCGCGGGCCTGACTGGCTCCTTCGCCAAGGAATGGGACCAGCTCAGCGTCCAATATGCGAAGGGCCGGATCTCGCTCGAGCAGCTGACGAAGGCGCAGGCCAATCTGCTGGCCAAGCAGCCGGCAGTAAAGGCCGCAGCGGACGAGGAGATCGCGCATCGTAAAGCGATGACCGATGCGGCGGTGCAGTTCGCCGATGCTTACGATCTGGCTGCGGAGGCGAAGGCACGCGCGCTGTCGGGCCTGCAGGCACAGCGCGACGAGAACGAAGCAATCGGGCTGAACGCCATCGAACTGGCCGAGCTCAACGCCGTGCGACTGGAGAGCCGCGCAGCGCGTGCGGAAGAAAACGCTGATATCGCGGAAGGGTTGGACCTGAGCGGCCAGCTCGCGCAGCAGTATCGCGACGAGGCTGCAGCATTGCGCGCGCTCGCCGGCGAGCAGCGGCAGGGTGCTCGCAAGAAGATCGCCGCCGACGAAGCCAAGTCGGCCGAGGAAGAATGGAAGCGCGGCGCCGAGAGCATCGAGAGGTTTCTGACCGACGCCTTGCTTCGCGGCTTCGAGTCGGGGCAGTCGATCGGCAAGAACCTCATCAACACGCTTAAGAACATGTTCAGCACACTCGTGCTGCGACCAGTCATCTCCGCTGTGATCAATCCGGTCGCTGGGGCGGTCAACGGTATGTTGGGAGTTTCCACGCCTGCAGCTGCTGCGGGCGGCGGTGGCGGTAGTGGTGTCGCAGGCAATGTGCTGAGCGCAACTGGTTCGCTCTTCGGTGCCGGCGGCTTGTCGGGCTCGCTGATGGCCGGCGCCGGCTGGCTGACGGGTGCAACGACCCTGACCGGTTCGCTCACGGCCGCGACTTCGCTCATGGCCACCGGCACATTGGGCGGCATCGCTTCCGGCCTCGGCATGGTCGCCGGTGCCATGGGCCCGATCGGGATCGCGCTCGCCGCAGCTGTGGCGATCTGGAAGAAGCTCGACACCTCGGGCACCTATCACACTGGCGGCGCCGCATCCGCTACCGGCGGCACGGTATCGACCATTCAGGCGGAATCGCTGCGCTTCGAGCGCACCCGCACGAACACCGAGACTGAGAAGTTCGTCGGCGCGCTTGCCGGCGGCGTAGTCAGCATCCTCGACTCTGCTGCCCTGGCGTTCGGGAAATCCGCCGGCTACACGGCCGCGACCGCCTTTGCCGACGACACCAGCAAGGACGGCGCCTGGGGCGCGCTGGTGATCTCAAAGCTTGGCGAGAAGATCGTCGACTGGCAGGACACCCGCACCTCCCGCTGGGCCCCGAAGGAATTCGCCAACGGCGAGGCCGGCCAGAAGCAGTACCTCGAGGCGCTGAGCAAGTCCGTCCGCACCGCGCTCGACGGTATCGGCCTGCCGTCTTGGGCCAAGCAGATGCTTGACGCCGTAGGCGAGGGGGCTGGTCTGGAAGAGCTGGCCAAGGTGGTCGACAGCATCAACGCTACGCAGGGCGCGCTGAAAATGCTCGGCGAGCAGCTGGTCGGATTCGCAGGCTTGAGCGACTCCGCGGTCTCCGCGCTGATGAAGGCAACGGGCGGCATCGAGGCCCTGGCCAGCGGCGCCGGCTCGTTCATGCAGAACTACTACACCGAGTCCGAAAAGGCCGAAGCCGTAACGAAGCAGATGACCGCAGCCCTGGCCGCTGTCAGCCTGCAGGTGCCCGCAAACCGCGCAGAGTACCGCAAGCTGCTGGAAGCGCAGCTTGCCCTTGGCGAGGCCGGAGTGCCGGCCGTGGCGGCCTTGCTGCGAGTACAGCAGGTGTTCGCAGATCTGCACCCTGAAGCCTCCAAGCTGGCTGACGCAACGATCGATATCACCGATGCCGCGAAGGCGGCAGCAGATGCGCAGGCTGAGGCGCGTTCCGTTCTCACTGAAACGTATGACGCGGAGAGGGAAGCCATCGAGGCGACCATGGGCCGGATGCGTTCGTTCGCAGGCAGCCTGCGCACGCTACGCGATAGCGCTCTCCTCGGCAGCCTGTCGCCTCTGACTCCGCAGCAGAAGTATCTCGAAGCGCGGGCGCAGTACGAGCGCACGCTCGCTGCGGCGCGCGGCGGCGATGAGGCGGCGCAGGGCCGCTATGCGGAGGCGTACCAGGCCTTCCTTGAGGCGTCGCAGCTGGTCAATGCATCGGGCGCCCAATATCAACGCGACTTCGCGTACGCGCAAGCAGCGACCGAGGAGGCGATCCGGTGGGCGGAGCGTCAGGTCGATGTCGGCCAGGCCAGCCTGGATGCTCTCAAGGCGCAAGTCGCTGGCCAGGTCGAGGTTAAGAAGGCCGTATTGACCGTCACCGAGGCGATCAAGGCGCTGGCCGCAACCATGGGCGCGGCCGGGTCGTCGGTAGTGGGTTCCTCGCAGACGAGCGCTCTGGCGTCCCTCTACCAGTCGATCCTCGGGCGGGCGCCGGACGTCGAAGGGTTGAAGTATTGGCAGGAACGAATGGCGGCCGGCGTGTCGATTGGCGATATCGCCAAGGCCTTCAGTTCCAGCAGCGAGGCGCTCGGCACGCCTGGTTTCGCGGCGCCGGCGGCATTGCCCGACTTCAGCCGCATGGGGACGGTCGACATGGTCCCACTGGTCACCGAGATCAAGGAGCTGCGGGCAGAGGTGGCGAAGCTGCGCTCGGATGCCGAGCGGCAGACCGGAGACGCGATCCAGGCCAACGCCGTGGCCGCTGATAGTTCCGCAGAGAAGATTGCTGCCGCGACCGCTGAGCTGGCCAGGGTGGCTGCGCAAACACGTGAAACGAGAGTGTTCCCAGAATGACCGACCAACAATTTTTGACCTGGTTGACAGACCCGGCGGCCGTCCGCACGGTTCTAATCGAGGCCGTGGCCATGATCGGTGGCGTCGAGACGACCGTCTACATGTCGACCGTCGCCTATAACACGGCGCCTACCGACGTCCCTTCGAACACACATTACATGCCGATCGCCAGCGTCGGTGTCCTGTTCACCGAGGAGCTGTCGCTGACCGGCGATGGAGCACTGTCCGCCGGCGACATCGAGGTGGCCAATTACAACGGCGAGCGCGACGCCTGGCTCGACTACGTTTGGACCAACCGGCCGTTCAAGGCCTTCATCGGCGACGTGCGCTGGCCACGTGCCAGCTTCCGGCCGATCTTCGACGGCATCGTCGCCGACATCGCACCAGGTGGGCGGGAGAAGCTGTTGCTGAAGCTGCGCGACAAGCTGCAGCGTCTCAACGCTCCGCTGAGCGAAGCCAAGCTCGGGGGCAACACCGAGAATGCTGATGCGCCGATCCCGCTTGCGTTCGGCGAGCTGCACAATGTCACGCCGCTGCTGGTCAACCCGGCAACCCGGCAGTTCCAGGTGCATGGTGGTGCGGTCGAGGGCATCTTCGAAGTGCGCGACAACGGGATCCCGATCGACGTGGATGTCGACAACGCTACCGGCACCTTCACGCTGCGCTACGAGTCGAGGGGCGCGGTGACCGTGTCGCTGCAGGGCGACAAGGCGGGCGCCTACGTCAACACGGTAGCCGGCCTGGTGCGTCGCCTCGTGACGGGTTACGGCAAGCCCACTGAGCGGTTTGCCGAGGCAGACCTCGACACGGCCACCCTGGCCGCATTCGATGCGCAGCATCCGGCTCCCGTCGGCCTGTATGCGCCTGATCGCCTGAACGTCCTGGCCGCGTGCCAGATGCTGGCCGGCAGTGTCGGCGCACAGCTCTCGATGTCGCGCCTTGGGAAGCTGCGCCTGATTCAGCTCGCGCTGCCAGCGCCTGGACCTGTGGTCGAGGTGCGGCCTCAGCACATGATTGAGCGCTCCCTGGTACCGACTGGCCGTACAGTCGTCGTGGGCGCGGTGAAGCTCGGGTTCAACAAGAACTGGACGGTGCAGCGCGGTCTGGTAACCAATATCCCTGAAGAGCACAAGGACATGTTCGCCAGCGAGTGGCTGACGACAACGCAGGCCGACGCCGCAGTGCAGGCTGCGCATCGCCTCAACGGTGAGCCGAAGCAGGAGGACACGATGCTGCTGCGTCGTGTCGACGCCAGCGCCGAGGCGCAACGGCGCCTGGACCTGTGGAAGGTTCCGCGCATGACCTATGAGTTCGAGGGTCTGCCCGAGCTGCTGCTGCTCGAGCTGGGCCAGGCGATCCGCGTCTACCACCCGCGCTACGGGATGCAGGGCGGCGTCAGCGGAATGGTGGTCATGCTCGGGCGCGACTGGAAGACCGGCCGCGTGAAAGTGAGGTTCGTCGTATGAGTGCGATCGTCAACGACCGTGACGTCCGGCTGCGCAGCGCCGGCGGCCGCACCACCCCCGCCCAGGATCGCGCGCTGCTACTCTCCTCGAGCACGTCGGTGATTCGCTCGGCCAGCGACGGAAGTGCGCCGGCGCCGGCTGCAGTGACCTTCACCGCGCAGCTGCTGAATATGACCGGCGACGTGACCTGGAGTGCGGTGCCGGCACTCGATATGACCATTAACGGGAACACGGCAACCATTGCGGCCGCCGCGTTTAACGGCCAGTCGGTGGTTGTCAAGGCGAAGATCGTCAAGGATGGGGTGACGTACGAGGCCGCTCAGGCCGTAGTCCGGGTCTCCGATGGCGTGGTGAGCTATACCTGGATCCGATACGCGGATACGGCCGCCGGCGCCGGGATCTCGAACGACCCGACGGGAAAGAGCTACATCGGTCTCGCTTACAACAAGAGCACGCCCATCGAGTCGAACCTGCCAGGAGATTACTCGTGGACGCTGATCAAGGGTGAGCAGGGCGAGCAGGGCGTGCAGGGACCGCAGGGCTACACCTGGATCAAGTACTCCGATAACCCGAACGGCGCCGGCCTGTACGACGTCCCGACCGCCTCGACGCTGTACATCGGCATCGCGACAAACAAGTCGACCGCGGCCGAGTCGACCACGCCTGGCGATTACGTCTGGAGCAAGTTCAAGGGTGACCAGGGCGTGCAGGGGCCACCAGGCTCCCAGGGCCCGCGCGGGTATGACGGCGGGCGAGGTACCGTCGATATCGCTGCAGGGGGCTACAACTACTGGGACGACTCGGCAGCGACGAACGCGGTGATCGCAGCTGGCTACGGGTATCCGCAAAACCGCGACCGCGTGACCCTGTACGGTCCGAGCTTCGCCGAGACGCGGTTCCGAGACGGATTGAGCTGGCTGACGATCGCTGCGTACGTCAACGGCAACATGCTGGTCAACGGCACACTGTCGGCCAACAAGGTCAGCGGTGGCGAGCTGAGTGGCGTGAGCATCAACATCTCCAACCAGTTCAAGGTAAGCCTGAGCGGCGGTACGGCGTCGACCTTCATCCATGCCCCTACGATCCGTCGGGGAGTTTGCGATAACGCCGACGTCAGCCCGCTCCCGGCTTTGTCGACAACGTCCACTGGATCAGGTCCTGCACTGCAGGCCAATGGTGGTGGCAGCGGAAACGGCATCAACATCATCGGCGGCAGCAACGGCATCGTCCAGTCTGGAGGCGGCACCAACTGGCTGTCGGGGCTCAATCCGTCGAGTAGCAACGCTTACTCGTTGGGCACCGCAAGCTTCCTGTGGAGCGCGATCTATGCCAGCAGCTCGACCATCACCACGTCGGACGAGCGCACCAAGAAGGATATCGCGGACTCCCAACTGGGCCTGGCCTTCATTAACGACCTGCGCACCATTCAATACCGCCAGAAGGTGGCCGAGCGGATCGTCCGCGACAACTGGGTCGAGGTCGAGCCGGCCAAGGTGATCATCGACGACTATGGGAACGAAGTCCACCTGCAGGCGGTGATGGAGAACGAGAGGATCGTCGAGGACCGTCCTGGGGTGCGTGTCCACTTCGGGCTGCCGGCGCAACAGGTGCGCCAGGTGCTCGAGAAGCACGGTGTGCCGGACGCGGCTATGTGGGTGCTCGCGGACAAGAATGATCCGCACTCCCAGCAAGCGCTGCGCTACGAAGAGCTCATTGCCCCGCTAATCAAGGCGGTCCAAGAACTTTACAGACGTCTGCACTTGGTGCAGCTCACCTTGAACCCATCGAAAGGCGCGTAATGGCGAACCTCCGAATTATCTTTGACAACGCCGCCGATCGCGCCGCGCTCGTCGCCTCGAGCACGGCCGGCACGATGGGTGTCAACAACCTGCTGACGAACACGAAAGCCGACGTTTGGCGCAGCGTGGGGAGGAGCGCGACGGTGACTGCAACCTGGCCGAGCCGGGAAGCGATCGGCGGCGTCCTGCTCCCGTTCTGCAATCTGACCGAGGCCGCGACGATTCGCGTGCGTGGTTTTGCCAACGTTGGCGACGCTGCTCCGTTCTTCGACACCGGCGCCGTCGAAGCGTGCCCAGCTCCGCCACTCGAGCTTTGGGGCTGGGGCGTCGAGCGCCTTGGCTCGAATGCTTTCGCCTACGGCGGGGGCACGTACGGTCGCGTCTGGATCCCGACGCCTAGCGCCGTCGCCAAGCTGGTGATCGACCTGGTCGACCCAACCAACCCGGCTGGCTACCTGGAGGTGTCGCGCCTGGTGTGCGGCGACTACTGGGAGCCGAGTGACAACGCCGACTACGGCGCACCGATGACGGCCGTCGACAACAGCAAGCATGTGCGGACGGAGGCTGGCGACCTGGTTACAGAGGCGGGTACTCGCACTCGTAAGCACTCGATCAATCTGTCCACGATGAGCCCAGCCGATAGGGCGACGCTGTGGGACATCGTGCGGCGCAACGGCATGCGCGTGCCTCTGCTGTTCAGTCTATACCCCAACCACCAGGACCCGAGGCTTGAGCAGGCGTACCAGCTCTGGTGCAAATTCTCGACCATCGGCCCAATGAGCACGCCGCATTTCCAGCGGTATGCGACCACCCTTGACCTTGAGGAAGTTTGAATGTCAGATCGTTTTTACCGGGGGATGAAAGCCACCGACGCAATCGGCCAGCTCAATGGCCTGAACCATGACGTTCAGGCGGCGAAGGAAGCTACCGCTGCTGGCGTCGCAAGTGTGGCACAGAGCGCCGCGCAAGCAGTTGCAGCGCGCGATGCTGCGCTCCAAGCCTGGGGCGCTAGCACCGCGCCAGCCGAGCAGCTCGCTGCAGTTGCGCGCACCATCCACGCCGGCGCTGTTGTCGATGTGTTCCTGTACGACACCAGCAAGGACAGCGACGGCGGCGCATGGCGTCAACGCTGCCGGCATACCAGCTGGGAGAGCGAACCCCTCGTGCCGGGGAAGTGGCTGGGGCAACATGCCGACACCGTTGCAGCCGTTGCAGCGGGTGGCATGAATGGCGATTTTTTCCAGTTCACCGTCAACGGAACCTTTTGGAAAATTGTCGATGCTCCAAACGGTGCTGCTGTAGAGGTTTTCCGTGGAAGCAGGCGCGAGTTTCCAGCGATCGCCGCCATCGTGGCGGAAGACCGGCGCGTTGTGATCTACGACGCCACCACGACCGATCTGCCGATGTGGATGGTGTTTACACTCGGCTTTGAAGGAGTCAACGAGTCATCTCGCATGCTTGGATACACGGCTGTCTCGTGCGTGAGGGCGCGTAACGGCGTGCTACTGGCCGGCCATGCGACGATCGGCGGCCATGTCGATGCACTTTCCACCATCAACTTCCCTGCAGACGACGGTTTTATGTATACGCTGCCAGGCCACTATCACGCGTACCCGAACACGAACGGAGCTTGGCGCGCGGGTATTGCATCTCGGGAGGGATACGAGGGCTATCTCGGCCGCAATCCGTCTGGCTTGCCCGGTATCCCAGGTGTGGACGTTGCCGACGTGGCAGTAACGGTCCTGCCGGATGCCCCTGTGGATCCACGCACCGGCTTGCCGAAACTGACTGTAGCCGTCGCGACCGCACAAGGGGTTTGCGCGCTGCGCGACGACGGTACCGTTGTGTCGGCGGGGCCAGGCATTCCCTTCAAGTCCATCCGGTTTACCGAGCGCGACTGCCTGGAGTACACCTACTACGGTCACGTAGGCCGCACGCTCCACGTCCGCGAACTGCTTGACGGCTTCGGCTCGCACGTACTCATCGGCAATTCGACCGGCTTCAACAGTTCTAACAAGTACATTCCGAACCCGATCCATTACGCGGACAAGGTCGTGAAGGATGCGGCGGCTGGTGAATTCGGTGCGCTAACCCGGTTCAAGCTGGGCGACTCGGCCGATGGCAGCATGGTCGCAGTCATCAGTAACACTTACAGCAGCGGCTGGCAGGTGGGTGACACGCGCGGTGCTTGGCTTGCGGATACCGCTGCCGGGTCCACCATTGCATCGCCGGAAGTAGTGCTCAACGGCAAAGCCAGGGTAGATGCGTCCCACTGGGAAGTTGTCAACGGGGCTGGGCTGAGCGTAATAGGCGGCGAGCTTGTGGTGGCGTGCAACGACGCGTCGAACCCTATCCAGCAAGCTCAGCAGGAGCTTATCGCCAGGATGATCCCCGGCCGAGTGTACTCGCTTACTTATTCCGCTCGCCTTGGGACCGCGCCGCGTGCCACGGTCCTAGTTGAGACGGCAACGGTATCGCTGGTAGCGCGAATCGTCAGCACTACTGAGCAGCAGAAGGAAACCGTTCTGTTTACTTTGCCAGGCGGCTCCGATAGCTGCATGGTTCGACTCAGGACTGAGCAGGGTGTAGGTACAGCATTCTTCGGTGAAGTCAGCATCAAGTTGGCTGATGAAGATCGCGGATCCACAAGTACAGCTACTACGGCCCTTGCGGTCATAGGCGATGTCGTGAAGGCGCCAGTTGCACCGGGTGCGCAACTGGCGGCATTTACCGGGTTCAGCGAATTCTCCTATCTGGAGCAGCCGCACAATCCAAGGCTGGATTTCGGAACTGGGGATTTCTGCTTTATGTGGTGGGCAGAGGTAGATTCCGTGCCGTTCTCTCGCGCGCTGCCCGGTGGCGCCAGTGGTGGCGTTGTTGGCTTTGAAACTCTCAGCGACGGAACAATCAACCCGTACATCGGTGCCGACGGGTACAACGGTTATATCTTGGGTGAAAAGCAGCCACTGCGCGGATTCTCCTTTTTTGTCTACACACGACGCGCCGGCATGCTGGAGGTTTGGCTCAACAAAAAGCTGATCGACAGCCGGCCAAATAGCATAAATATCTCGCAGGTGGGAGCCCTCTTGCGGGTTGGCCGCCACCTTACCGGCTCCGTTCATCCGAACGGAGTTGCATTATTGCGCGCATCGGCTACCGCGCCGACATCCGACCAGATCGCAAAGATTTACTACGACGAGCTGGTCCTTTTCCAACCTGGTGCGCAATGCACGATTAACGGTAACGTGGAGCAGCGCGTGGATTCGCTGGCACATGACGAAGTGACTGACCTGCTGCATGTGGGGACGAACTGGGGATTCCGCAGCGCATTTCACGGCCTGCAGCGCGTCGAAAGCCAATGGGTAGGCGATCCACTCGGCGGCATTAACAAGCTGGCGGCAAGTGGCGGCACCGTGTTGATTGGGGGCTCGGCGAAGACCGGCCTGTATCAACCAGCCCTTCGAGTGCGCGATGAGCTGCGGCGCCGTCTGGAGGTGCGCCGCGCAATGGCTCGCGAGGACATTCCCTTCGATTTCGACGGCCTTGTCGCACAGACGCGGTTCCCGCTGCCGATCGGCTTCGCGGTGAAAGGTGTGTTTATCGCCGGCTCAAAAAAGCGTCGTGGCAATACCAAGGATTACACCGTCACTTTCGACGGCTATCGCGAAACGGTCGTGTTCGGCGTATCGCCAGGCGCGACCTGGGTTCAAATCACCGCCAACAGGAGCATCTAACTCATGAGCTTTATCGACATGATGGCCAGCGATCGCTGGTCGGAAGCCGACATTATCAACCGTACCGAGGCGATGATCGCCGCGGAGTTCCCGCCGCATCAGGTCGCGATCATCAACCGGATCGTCACTGCTGCCGCCGCCGGCATGTATCAGCTGACGGACGAAGAGCTGGCAGACGTAAGCCGCTACAACGCTGTGTGCCTGGCAGCACGTGAGGCCGGCGATGCGGCCCGCGCGGACATGGCTCTCCTTTCCAAGGTGCTCGACTTTGAGGCCGCCCAGCAGCTGGTTGCGGCGGCCGCTGAAGAGGTGGTTGCCCTCGCAGAGTTGCGCGCACTGCCGCCGGCAGTTGAGGCCCCCGCATGGTCGGCGCCCGACGATCCACTTGCTGGCGATGATGAACCGGCGCCGCCTGTGTCATAGAAAGGAACGATCCGGAATTAGTCCCATTTCTCCCTAGAAATGGGACTAGGCGAACGAGACACTGTGAGCCTCCGGATACTTACCGACTATGAAAGCAAAACAAATGAGCGAACCCATTTCCGGCACGGCTGCCGGCGTAGCAGGCTGGAAGATTATCGGCGGCCTGGCCGGCGTGGGTGGCATCGCGGCGGCGATCGCCACCTACGTCGTGATGATGAGAACGAAGCCGAAGGATGAAGAATTCGGTCCAACCATCGCGTGCACGCTCGTAGGCTCGCTGGGTGGCGGCGCGGCCGCCATCAAGTACCTGGGCATCGAACACTGGTCGAACGAAATCATCGGCCTGGTGGGCATGGGCAGCATTATCTTTACGTGCGGCCTGCCGGCGTGGTTGCTAGTTCGCGCGCTCTTCAAGTACATGGAGAAGAAGAAGGACGCCGATATTGCCGAGATCATCAAGGATGTGAAGGAGGTGATGTGATGCCGCCGACCTCGTTCATTGCACTGCTGCTGGCGGGCGCCCAGGAATGCCAGCGCGCTACCGGCATCCCGGCCAGCGTCACCATCGCCCAGGCCGCGCTGGAGTCGGGCTGGGGTGAGCGCGTGCGTGGCAACAACCTGTTCGGCATCAAGGCCGACAAGGCCTGGAAAGGCAAGACCGTCGACGTGCCCACTCATGAAGTCATCAGGGGCCAGCGCGTGTTCGTGGTCGACAAGTTCCGCGCCTATGACAGCTGGGCCGAATGCGTCATGGACCGGGCGCGCTTCCTGAAGGCGAACCCGCGCTATGCAAAGTGCTTCCGCGAGACGACCGGCGAAGGCTGGGCGCGCGCGTTGGCCGCTGCCGGCTACGCCACCGACCCGGATTACGCGGACAAACTGATCGCCGTAATGGGCAATCGTCCTGGCGGCCGGAACATGGCGCAGTACGATGTTCCCGCGAAGGTGATGGCGTGATCGGACTGATCGCCGATCAGTACAAGCTCCCGCTGGTTGCCCTCGCGCTCCTGGCAGCGTTGGCCGCAGCCGGCGGCGCCGGCTACCAGGTCGGCGCAATGGCCGTCGAGGCTGACTGGAACCAGGAGAAGATCGCTCGAGCAGACGTCGAGCTGCGCACGGTCCTTGGCGCCGTGGCACGAAACGAAGAGAAGCGACAGCAGGATCTCGCCGCGACCCGCGCCACCCTGACCGCCTACAAAAGGAATCTCAATGAAGCTGAACAACGCATTACTGCTGAGCGCGCTGCTGCTGACCGTCTCCGGCTGCGGATCGCAATCCCAGCTCGTGTGTGCACCCTTGCCGGAGGCGCCGAAGCCCCAGGTGCCATCCGAGCTGATGGAGCCGGAACCGCCGAGGAAATCGAGCTACCAATCCAGATTGAGCGGGGTCTTCGAGACCTCGCCGAAGACGCCGACCGCGAAGTAGAGCGGCTCAGCAAAAAACTAGCGGCAATACAAGAGTGGGCGCGCACCCACGGCTTCTACGAAGTAGGCCAATAACGCGCAAAAAGACAGGGCGCCGGCGCCGGTTGCGCGAACAACCAACGCCGGCCTCAATCCACTGAACAGGCCAGTGAACCGAGCAAGGCTCTGCCACCTTCCGGAAGGCGGGCTGAGTCTAGCACAGCGATTACTCAAAAGTAAAACTAAGGTTTACAAATGGCAAACCCAATCATTCCCTGGCTCGGCGGCAAGCGTCGCCTGGCCGACTACATCATCCCGCAATTCCCAGCGCACGAGTGCTACGTCGAGGTTTTCGCCGGCGGCGCCGCGTTGTACTTCCTGCGGCCGCCAGCCCGCGTCGAGGTCATCAACGACATCAACGGCGAGCTGGTGCGTCTGTATCGCGTGGTGCAAAACCATCTCGAGGAGTTTGTGCGGCACTTCAAGTACGCGCTGTCCAGCCGCGAGGTGTTCAAGTGGCACCAGGCGACGCCGCCGGATACGCTGACCGACATCCAGCGAGCGGTTCGGTTCTTCTACCTGCAGCAGCATGCCTTTGGTGGCAAGGTCGACGGGCAGAACTGGGGCACGGCGACGACGCAACCGCCGGTCAACCTGCTGCGCCTCGAGGAGAACCTGTCGGCCGCCCATTTGCGGCTGTCCGGCACCTACATCGAGAACATGGACTGGTTCAAGCTGATGGAGCGGTACGACCGGCCGCACACGCTTTTCTACCTGGATCCACCGTACTGGGAGACGGAAGGGTACGGCGTCGACTTCCCGCTGCAGGAGTACGAAAAGATGGCCGAGCTGCTCGGCCGGCTCAAGGGCAAGGCGATTATCAGCCTCAACGACCACCCCGAGATCCGGCGCATCTTTGCGCGCTTCCAGATGGACACTGTACCGATCACCTACATCGTAGGTGGAGCGGGGAAGAGCGTTGACCGTTCCGAGGTGATCATTTATAGCTGGGATAGGGCTGCAGAGCCGGCTGGGCTGTTCTAAGGCTGGATGCTGCTGTGCAGACGTCTGCACAGCAGCTGGAGGATCAGCAGTCGTAGTCGTCCATGCTCTTCCCGTTTTTCCCATCGAGGCCGAAGTAGCAAGAATGGCCGTGCACTTTGGTCCAGGAGCAGGTAAGGTCCCCTCGACGCCTTTCCCGGTAGTCGGGGCTGGGCTTGCATTCGGTCTTGGCATCCCTGCCGATATGGTCAAACAGTTCTTTTGCCAGCGGCCCTGTCAGCATGAACGAGACCTTTCGGTCGTTCGCCGTGGGCGGGGTAGAGTCGCCGGGGCTTCCACCGTACACGTAGTAGTCGCCTGTCAGCGGCTTTGCCAGATACCGGCGGTTCTCCTTCGTTCCATCGGCAGCGTGTGCCGGCAGCAGGGCGAGCGCGCTAATAAGGGCCATTAGGCGAGGGTTCATGGGTGCTCCAAGACTTTGATGTGTAGATGGTCGTTATGCTTCTTCCAGGACTTAACGCGCGGCCCGCAAGCCTTCTGGACTTCCACATCATTGAAGAGGATGGTCAGCACCTTGGGATGCTGCAGGAAGATTTTGACCAGCTTGATGGTGGCGGCCTGGTCGTAGATCGGCTTGTCCCGGTAGTCGCATGTGGCGGCTTGGCCAACCATCTTGTCCCGACGAACCGGCCGGATGTCCATTTCGATGCCGTTCATATGCGTGCCGTGGTCGTATTTCGATCCATCGGAGACGCTGATGTTTCCGATTCCGAATTTACGGTCATCGACCGCCTGCCACTCCCGCTCGACCCAGAAGATCACCGACAGCATGTTGGCGTGTGCGTACTGCGCTAGATGGCCGGTGCCGGCGACGCCTCTCACGTTCCCGTATACATAATAGCCCGCCTGCTCGGGCGCCTGAGGCAGCATGAACCACCTCTTCTCGCCCCTTGGCTGAATTGGTACGACCATGGCCGACCCCTACGCGCATTTCTTGGCCGCGAGATCCCAGCCGCCAGACGTGCTGCCATTGGCGCCGCCGCGAATCGCCTGGTGGGTGTAGGTCCACTTGACCTTCGAGAAGCACAGGCCGATCTCATCCTGGAGCAGGCCACCGCCGTCCTGCAAGATCTGGTCCATGTGGGACACCAGTACGTTCTCCAGTTCGACCTGGTAATACTTCACCCGCTTGCCGTCGCCATCGGCGCGCATGAATTCCAGCTTGGCCTTCGGGATGGTCTTGCCCATCGAGCAGTGCTGCATGAGGAGCGGCGAGGCCATGTCGGCCAACTTGGTAAGCGACATGGTGCGGTGTTCGCAGTGGCCGGCCGTGTGGCCGCCGCCGGTGGATTTGCTGTTGATTGTGGGTTGGGTGACGCCCCAGTGGGTTGACGTCAGCTCGATCCAGCCCTGGTGGCCGCTGTCGGCCGATTCGCCTTTGATGCCGTCGATTTGCAGATATGCGTCGGTTGCCATGATGCCTCCTATATGGTTGTTGGGGCATCGTCGCAGGGTTGGGTTTACTGCAAGTTATCTGGCGTCAAGAATAGGGCTCAGCTGGATCAGCAGCCCGTCATTGCCTGCCCAAAAGAGAAGGGCCAGCAGTGCTGGCCCTTTTTGCTTACGCTGCAGCGCGCTGAGGTTCCCGCTCCTCAGTCATCTCGTTCAGCTTTGACCTGAACTGCAAAGGTGCCGAAATGTTCGGAATCGGGGCCTGCGGGCCGCCGGCGCCGGAAACAACGATGCTGCCGAAGTTCAGCAGGCGACCCATGATCGACTGGTCAACCTGGACGCTCTCAACCTTGCTGTTCTTGAGCTCGACCGTCTTGCGGCTGATCAGGCCGAACTTCGCGATCACGCGCTTGTTGGTGATGACCAGTTCCGTCGTGATAACGTTGATCACGGCGACAGCGATAAATACCAAGCCAAGGCCCATGAGGCCAATGGTGAGCAGGCCCAGCAAGAACAAGAACCACTGAGAGACCCACGAAACCTTCGCTTCGTAGACTACCTTCTCATCGCCGGCCAAGTTGCGGTTAACGTACGATCCCATTTCAAAACCCCTAATAGTTGTAATGCCGAAAATCATACATGATTAACTGAAGGCAACAACTAACATCAAGGGCTTCATACTGCTCGCATAGCATCCTTACAACGGATCACGCCGACCCGGTCAGGCGTCGTCCTCTTCCTCGTCCTCGATGGCTGCGAACTGGATCTGGTCAATCTTCGCTATCGCTTCAGTCAACGAGAGCCTGACTGCCTCGAAGAAGGGCCGGTGCTTGCGGTCGACGACTACCTGGTCAACGAAGTCGGGCTGACGGTGCAGCCGAAGCGTCTCATCGATGAGCTCGCTGAGCGGCGAAGCGATGACAAGGACTCGCTCCTGATCCTGGCCGGAGCCCTCGATCAGCAGCGGCAGCACCGTCTTGAATGGATCGGCCCGGTCGCTGAAGTAATGCACCAGGGTCGGTAGCTCCTGGCCAGCATCAGGATCAAACTCGATGGTGGGATGTTGCAGTCTCTCGATGAACATGGGTTGCTTGATGTGTCGGTTGAGTTGTCATCATCTGGTATTAATGTCAAAGCAATCAGTTTGTTCCAGAAGAATTGCCGCTTAAACGGCAAGGGCGCCGAAGCGCCCTTGAGTATCTGCATTAAGCCAGAGGTAGCCCAGCCCACGTACGGCTTATAACTTGGCTAACTACAACCGCGTTACGCTTCCCGGTTGAGTTTGCCGCGGTCTGTGCCGAGTTGAATACCTGCTGCTGGGTAGCGGTCCCAGTGTAGTTGTAATCACCTGGAGTCATCTTATAACGACGGCCATCATCAGCAACAAGCACATCGGTAATACCTTGAAGGGCGAGGTTGTCGGCGAGCTTAACGTAGTCGGCCCAGCTAGCCTCATGTAATACAACACGGACATTGTACATAGTCATTCTAAACTCCCTATATGTGTGTGGATTTGTTCACCGGCATACCAATGAACAAATGAATCGCATAGAATGGAGTCCTGAAATCGCAAGCCGTTTTCAGGACGAAACTCTAGACTCTTCTGGTTATATGAGTTTTCGTCATATCTGATCCCTACCTTTCTAGCTAAATGCTGGGCCGCCTCTCAAGCGGTCGGGGTCGATTAGGGAGCAGGTACTGGTTTGCCGACCATACTGCTCCCGCCTTTCCCTTCTGCAATACACCACAAGATCTAGTGCCTGCACAAGAGTTAGGCACAAATTGTAGGGCCTGAGGTAGGTCACGGCAAGTAATTAACTTCTCAATTTTCTCTGTTTTTTTTGGTGCGCAGGGTTGACAAGCCCGCACGCCTGAATTGACCGGAAGTATGCGGTGAGCTACCACTAACTCTGGTTTTATTGAATGCTTAAAATTTACGCAGTTCGGGGCGTCACGCCATATCTTGGTGTGGATTGATTGTGGAGAACTCAATCTAGCCGGCTGGCAATCTCATCTGCGGTTTCGTTGTAGTACACCTGCAGCTGTTTGAGATCGCGGTGCCCGACCATGCGCGCCAGGTCGAGCACGTGCAGCTTCTTTGCCAGCCTGGTGATGGCCAGGTGGCGTGAATCGTGAAAGGTAGCGTCCTCAATCCCGGCGCGAGTCTTCGCCTTGCGGAACAGGGTATCGAGCGACTTGGTCGTAATCCCGAATATGGTCGCGCCTTCCGCTGGAGTAGGGAGCAGCTCGAGCAGCTCGACCGCGCGCTTTGATAGCGGCACTCTCCTCTTTGTTCCGTTCTTCGTCTCGGTCAGCGTGGCAACGCGGCCGATGATGTCACGCGGCAGCAGGCCGCAGATTTCCCCGGCACGCATGGCGGTCTCGATCGCAAACAGGAACGCGACGGCAACTCGCTGGCTGACCGTGGCGGCCAGCTGCTCGTTGTCCAGGTCGAAGCCCAGGGCGAGGCAGATGCGCTCGATCTCGTCCTCGGTGTACAGGCGATCGCGCGCCTCCGAATCCTTAGGGCGGCGCACGTCCGTAGTCGGGCTGGCTGAGATCCACTTCCATTCCTTGGCTGCGACTGTAAAAACATTCGACAGCAAGTTGAGCTCGCGATTGACCGTTGAGCCGCTGACCTTGTCAGCGTTTAGCCGGTGGTCGCGCCACTTCCCCAGCACCTCGGATGTGGCGTCGACGAGTTTCATGTCGCGGAACGGCTTCTCCTGGATCTTCCAGTTGCCGATCGCAGCGAGGCGAAGCAGCTCGAACCGATGTCCGCGCTTCGTGGCTGAGACCTCCTTTTCGTAGCGGTCGAAGGCATCTCCAACCGTTCGCCCTACCTGGATTCCGCTCGCCTTCCCGGCACGGATTTCGGCCTCGCGTGCCGTCGCCCAGGCGATCGCCTCGGCTTTCGTTGACATTACTTTTGAGTCTCGGACGCCTTGAATCGCCACCTGGGCCCGCCAGCCGCCCGCTCGCTTTGCATATGAAGCCACGCTTTAAACTCCTGCTGAGTGTTCCGTGCGTAATTATTGCGTAAAACGTGCGTAATGAGTGGGGAGATAAAGCGGTGAAGTGCGGGAAGGTGTGGAGAGCCTTCCGGCCTGCCGCGCTTCCTAAGTGATTGTTTTTACTCAGGAAGCGGGGAAATGCGGTGTGCTGCGTTGGGTATGCTTGGTGCCTCCGGCCGGAATCGAACCGGCACGCCTTTCGGCGCTTGATTTTGAGTCAAGTGCGTCTACCAATTCCGCCACAGAGGCCCAATAGCAGGGGCGCATCTTAGCACATC